CCGGACGAGGAGCGCCGGCGGAGGGTCGAGCCGCTCGTCGCCGCGGTAGGCGAACGCCTCGAGCTGGACGGCGACGCCGACGATGAGATTCCGGCAGGCGGCGACGCTCGGGATCGTGAGCGCGGCCTCGCGGCCGACGCCCTCGGCGAGCCAGGAGACCTCGGCGACCTCGAGGACGGTGCCGGTCCTGACGACCGGCATCCGCGGCCGCGGCGCGGCCGCCTCGAGCTCCGGTCGACGACGAGCGAGTCTTTTCACTCCGTCGACGATGCCGGCGGAGCTCGAGCTCCGCCATAGGCCGAAAGGCTGAGGACGAGCTCAGGCGGCGACGATGAGCGGCTTGGCTTTTCGGTTCGGCCGGAGCTCGGCGCCGACCGCCCAGACGGCCGCTCGAGCGAGGAAGATCGGCCCAGGCGATCGCCGCGCGCTCAACGTCGTCCCGACGTCCGGGACCGTGACCGGCGTCGCCGTGAGCATCTGGCGCGTGAGCTCCTCGCCGCCGTCGTGGCGGAGCCGGCCGTCGACGACGGCCGCGAGCGTCGGCCCGTAGCCGGCGCGCTGCTCGGCGGTGCCGACTTTCGTCGTCGAGACGCCGCGGAGCGCTGCAACGTGACGCTCGAACGAGGCCGGATAGAGGAGCTCGAGGCCTCGCCGCGATCGGGTGAGCTCGTCGAGCGCGGCCCAGAGCGCGCGCCTCGAGGCGAACGCGCGGCCGGTGACGGCGACGCGATCGTCCTCGGCGACCGCCAGGACGTAGCCGCAGGCGCCAGGCTGACCGTCGCGATCGTTGATCGCGAGCGTCCCTCCTCGAGCGGGGAGCTCGAGCTCGTCGACCGCGGCCGCGGCCCACTGACCGGCGGCGATCCAGGAGCGCGCCGCGAGGACCCACTGATTGAGGTACTGACGCCGCCAGTCCGCCTCCGAGCTCGTCGCGAACGCATGCTCGAGCGCCTCCTGACGCTGTGGCGTCCAGTGAGGCGACGCCAATCGCCAGGCCTCGCGATCCTCGGCGAACGCCTCCGGCGGCGCCGACCACTCGAGGAGGAGGATGCGCGCGTCGTCCGGCTCGGCGAGCTGCGCGATCGCGGCGTCGCGGTCCTCGATGAGCAGCGTCGAGCCGCCGTCGCCGGCCGTCGAGACGAGGATCATCTGAGGCGAGCGCCGCTCGAGCATCGTCGGAGCGATCGAGCCGTCGACGACCTCGCGGGAGACGCGCCAGGCCTCGTCGACGAAAGCGAGCGAGACGCTCGAGCCGACGCCGCCGTCGAGCGTCGAGGCGGCGAGCCGCCAGGCCGAGCCGTCGACGAGCTCGATCGCCTCCTGACCGTTCGAGCGTCGGACGGTGACGCCGAGCGTCTCCTCGAGCGTTCGCGCCGCCGGCGTCCAGATACGCGCCGCGGTCGCGCGGAGGTTCGCAACGTGCAGGACCTCCTGCGGCTCGTCGAACAGGTCGGAGGCGCCGACGCGCCAGCCGCAGAGGCCGCGGCTGAGGATCGACTTGCCGCTTTGCCGGCTGACGGTGAGGATGACGCGCCGCCAGCGGAGCGAGCCGTCCGCGCGGTGCTCGAGGATGCGCTCGAGCGCGTAGCGCTGCCAGGGTCGGAGCTCGTCGCGGAGGTAGCGCTCGATCCAGCCGGCCGCCTCGGCGCCGTAGGAGCCGACGACGTCCGAGGGTCGCGGAGTCTCGAGGCGAGGAGGGACGAGCTCGACCGGATCGTCGCGCGCTCGCGTTTTCTGGCGATTTCCAGGGGAGATTGAGGCCGGCGACGGTTTCCGGGTGTCCGCTGCGCCAAAAAAATCGCGCCGGCCGTCGCGCGAGCGCTCGAGCGTCGCGAGCTCGAGCTCAGTGAGCAACGACGGGTGATCGTCGAGCGAGTGATCGCTGTAGCCGCGGCGAGGCGGCTCGTACATGCGAGCGCGCGCCGGCGCAGGATCGCGGAGCTCGACGGCCGATCGTCGCGGCTTACTCGAGCGGCCGCCTCGTCGAGCGTTGCACCCAAGGTGCGTGAGGCGGAGCTCGTCGAGAGGCGGGAGCGCTTGACCGCCTCGAGCGAGCGGGACGAGATGGTCGACGGACGGCGCGCGACTCGAGCGCGCCGGCGCGTCGAAGTCGATCGGCTGATAGCAGAGCTCGCAGATGTCGCCGCTGCGCGCTCGGAGCTCAGGCATGAGCCGTGCACAGTGAGCGCGCCAGGCGCGGCCGTAGGGATTCGCCTTGGTCGGCATGCCTCGAGGGATCGTAGGCCGCGAGTCGGAGCGAGCGCAGGCGAGCTCCTCTCGAGCGGTGAACGTTCGAGCCTGAACTTGAGACCTTGGCGAGCCATAAGGGCTCGCCGGTCTCGGTGGGGGGTCTGGGGGGAGGCGGCGCCTCCGCCCGGAACGTCGCAGGCGGGAGCGAGGCCTCGAGTGAGGCCCAGACGAGCCGGATGACGTCGACGACCTCGAGCGCCGGCGCCGGCGCGACGAGGGTCGAGTGTTGTGACGAGGCCTCGACTCCGATCGCGCGAACTAGCGCCGAGGCCTCGTCTGGTCGCCGGCGGTTGTCTACGCGCCTCCCGAGGCGGCGCCGGCGAGCCCATAGAGGCGGACGCTGTAGTCCGCCTCGCGATCGCGCTTGAGCGCGTCTCGCATGCCGGGCGATAGGTGGCGGATCGGGAGACCGTCCGCGATGAGCTCCTCAACCTCGACGAGCGCGACGTCCTGAGGCCCGAGCGGCTCATCCGCTCCCTCGAGCTCGACCCTGAGCGCGGCCCGGTACAGAGCGCGGAGCTCGGCGAGCGCGAGCTCGAGCTCCTCGAGGTCGGCGCGATCGTCGGCGCGTTCGCGGCCGCGCGCGATGCGCCGGCGGATGCCGGCGAGCTCGTCCTCCAGCGAGCGAAAGCCGGAGGCAAAGATCGGCTGAGCCGCGGTCCGCGCGATCTTCAAGCGGCCCGCCTCCTGCGGCGCCGGCGAGGCGGCCAATCGGCGCCGAGCTCGAGCTCGAGCTGCTCGGGCTCAACGTGCCGGCGCGCATGCTCGAACGCGACCTCGGTCGCCGTCTGCTCAGACGTCCAACCCTCGCCGAGCTGACCGCAGGCGGCGCAGACGCCGCGGTAGCGCCAGGCGTGAGACGGCGATCGCCGGCGACGTACCAGTCGCACCACAGGCCCGGAGGCCGTTAGACGGCCTCCTGCGGCGCCGTGTAAGCCGATTTGCCGTCTCGGCCGGCTCATCGGCTCAGTAGGCCGCTGTCGGCGGCGTCGACGAGCTCGGCGAGCGAGGCGGCGATCGCGACGAGCGCCTCCGCGGTCGCGAGCTCGACGGTCCATTGACGATCGCGTGAGAGCCGGCCGAGCGAGCCGGTCGCGGCGAGCTGCAAGTGATCGTCCGGCGCGTCGCGCCTCATCCGCTCGAGCTCGTCCTCCTGCGCGTAGACGTTGTCGAGGAGCTCGCGAGCGCGGTCGATCGCGGCCGCCTGCCGACTCATAGGACGCCTCGACGGTAGGCCTCGACGATCGCGGCCGTCGTCGTCGAGACGCCGAGGCGCGCTCGAGCTGCAGCGCGGACGGTGCGGACGGTCGCGCGGCTGACGCCGAGCTCGCGAGCGGTCGCCTCGACGCTCGAGCCTCGAGCGCCGGCGCGGAGGACGTCGAGCATCCGCGGCGTGAGCTCGCCGGCGGAGCTGTAGCCGGCAACGTTCACTTGAGCGCGAGCTGCTCGTTATCGGTCCACCAGCGCTCGGGGATCGTCTCCGGAACGTCCGGCCGCGGTCCCTGCTTACCGCCGGCGAGCCAACCCATCCAGTCGCGCTCGCCGCTCGTCGTGCCGTAGCGCTTACCGATCTTTTCGACCTCGGCGCAGTAGTCCCAGGCCCACTGAGGGATCTTGTCCGGGGTGCCGTTCGGCCGCTTTTTCGGGTCGCGGCTCGTCGTGAGATACCAGCGGAGCCAATCCCAGAGCCACTGAGGCGGATTCATGTAGTCGGAGCTCCCTCCTCCGCCTTTGCCGGCGGCGTAGTTTTTGGCGGCCGCGATGACGTCCGACCAGGGGAAGCCGGCGCCGGGATCGTGATGCGAGCCGCCGCGCGCGCCGAGGTCGACGTGACCGCAGACGCCGCGGCCCGAGCCCTGCGCCTGCGAGGCGTTGAGGCGGACGAGCGGGACGCCGGTCGCCTTCGACTCCTCGGCGAGCCAGCGCGCGAGGTTGTCGAGCATCGTCGCGTGCTTCGACTTCCACTCGGACGTTGACCACTTCGCAAAGCCGCAGAGCTCGACGGAGTCGGCGACCGGATTGAAGTCGGCCTGAGTCCAGGCTTTCGAGCCGCGCTTGACGTACTCGCCGATGACGCCGGCCTTGTCGTCGATGCCGACCTGACTCGAGACCTGCGCGCTCGGATTCTTGAAGAAGTTTCCGAGCGACTCGATCGTCGTCGCGCCTTCGGCGGTGTGAACGACGAGGAGGCGGATCGAGGCGCCTCCGCGCGAGCTGTAGTTAGGCGACGGTATCCACTTCCGCTTGAGGCTCATCGCTCGAGCTCCTCGCGCCAGTGGTCGAGCTCGCGGCGCGCTCGATCGAGCTGCAGGAGGACGAGCGCCAGGCGCCGGACGAGCTCGAGCTCGCGCTCGACTTGGTAGACGAGCGACGGCCTCATCGGAAGCCGTCCGCGGGGTCGTTCGGCGTCGTATCGGGGTGAGCGAGCTCGACCTCGGGCTCGTCGGCCTCGAGCGGGACGTCGACGTCGCCGTGCTCGCGCTCGTCCTGCGCGCCTTCGTCCTCCTGCGAGGCCTCGGCCCTGAGGAGCTCGTCGCGGAGCGCGCGGAGCTGCGCCTTGGTCGCGGTCCTCATCGGATCGCCTGCCAGACGAGCCAGGCGGCCCAGACGGCGCCGAACAGAGCGAGCCAGGCGATGAGGCTGAGCGCGATCGCGACCGTCCAGCCGGCGACCGGCCTGAGCCGCTCCTCGAGCTCGTCGACGTGCTCGAGCTCGCGATCGTATGGCCGGCGAGGGAGCTCGACGACCTCGGCCGAGCGCGGAGCTACGGAGTGAGCGCGGAGGTCGGTGAGGACCTCGTCGATGCGTTGCGCGTGATCGGCGTCGCCGCCGGCGGCCGCGAGGAGCCGCGCGCCGCGCTCAGGACTGGAGAAGTGGGACTGACCTATCTGGGTCGATGTCGGTCTCCGGTGTCTCATCGGGAATAAAGCCCCCTTTGTGACGTTGGTATTCTCGAGGTTCACACACAAGGCTCAACGGGAAGGACTCGAGAAGATGACGAAGTCGGAAACTACTAGAAGGTCCAGTCGGAGGCAAACGAGAGCTCGCGGCCGCCGCTTGTTCGGCGGGTATCCGCGCGTCTCGCAGGTCGGCCGGCGCGAGGAGGACGAGCGCCTCCGCTCGCCGCAGTTTCAGGAGGAGCTGATCGACCGGCGAGCTCGCGAGGAGGACGTCGACGTCCGCATGTTCGACGCCGAGCTCGACGTCTCCGGCTCGGCCAAGTCGCGAGCGATCCTCGACGAGCTCGTCGAGGCGATCGAGGCCGGCGAGCTCGACGGGATCATCGTCGCGAAACTCGACCGCCTCTCGAGGTTGCCGGCGCGCGAGCGCGTCGAGCTGGTCGAGCGGATCGAGGCGGCCGGCGGCGTGATCCTGAGCGCGAGCGAATCATTCGACGCCTCGACGCCCGAGGGTCGATTCGTCCGCGATCTGTTTTTCATGGTCGCGCGGCTCGAGTGGGAGCGCTACGCGGGGAACTGGTCCTACGCGAAAGCGAACGCGATCGCGAACGGCGTCGCGATCGCAAAGGCGCCGGCGTTCGGGTATCGGTTCGACGCCGAGCATCGCTACATCGTCGAGGCCTCCGAGGCGCCGATCGTCCGCGAGCTGTTCGAGCTGCGCGCGGCCGGCGGATCGTGGTCGGAGCTGGTCGAGCTGTTCGAGGCTCGGACCGGCCGCCAGACGGCGCGCCAGACGATGAGCAAGCTAACGCGGTCGCGCGTCTATCTGGGAGAGGTCGCCTACGGTGAGCTCGTCAACCCGGCGGCCCATGAGGCGATCGTCGACCTCGACGTCTGGGAGACCGTCCAGCGCGTCAACGGTGAGCGCGAGGGAGACCAGGCCGGCCGCGGCCATGCCGGCGCCGCGCGCTCGTTCCTCGGCGGAATCGCGCGCTGCCAGGGATGCGGGTACGGAATGGTCTACAAAACGCGACCTCACCAGCGCGACCGTTACGTCTGTAACTCGCCGCGCGGAACGTGCTCGGCGCCGGCGAGCGTCGTCGCCGAGGAGCTCGAGGCCTACGTCTGGAACGAGCTGCTCGAATGGTCGGGTGAGGCCGCGGACGAGCTCGTCGAGCTGGAGGCGGAACTCGACGCGAGCGGCCGGCGGATCGTCGCGGAGACGCGCCTCGCCGACGCGCGCAGGGTCGCGGCCGAGTATGAGGCGAACGTCGCGCTCGAGCTCGAGGTCGGCTCGGAGGCCTACGCCGCCGGCCGCCAGGCTCGCGCCGACCTCGTCGAGCTGCGCGAGGCCGAGCTCGAGGCGATCGGCGAGGCCTCGGAGCTCGAACTCGTCGCGGTGACGCTCCGCCAGGCCGGCGACGACCTCGAGCCCGAGGAGCGCCGGCGGCTACTCGCGATCGCGCTCGCGGACGGTCGGCTCATTCTCCGGCAGGCGTCGCGGGTCTCGATCGAGGAGCGGATCGTCGCGCTCGAGCTCGGCGGCTCGAGCTCGGCGCCGGCGGACGATGCGCTTGAGCTCCTCGAGGACGTCGCGGCGTAGCTCGGGACACTTGCCAGTCAAGGCTCGCCCCTCCCCTCATCCCCCTGAGAGTCCGCCAGCGCCGCAGAGCTCGAATCGTTAGCAGACTCGTCCCGGTGGGTGCCGAGGTAGGTCGCGAGCGCGCCGACCGCGGCGCCGAGCGCGGTCGCGAGGAGATTCGCGGCCGCCTCCGAGAGCGCGTTGCCGCGCGAGGCCTCGGCGACGCCGGCGGCGATCGCGAGCGCGACCAGCGCGCAGGCGACGCCGGCGGAGAGGATGAGCGCGACGAGCGCCGCCGGCGAGAGGCGCGTCATCGCGCGAGATCCTCGAGCTCGGCGGCGACCGCCTCGGCGGCCGCGGCCTCATGTTCGGCGCAGAGCTCGTCGACCTCGATCGAGGCGGCGTAGAGCGGCGCGTAGAACGCCTCGAGCTGATCGACGGTGAGCTCGTCGTAGCCGCCCGGGAGCTCGACGCTCGGCCGGCGCGACTCGAGCTCGCGGCGAATCTCGAGCGCGGCCGCCTGCGCCGGCGTGAGCGCACCGAATAGCGCCGTGACGACGATGAGGCCGGCCGCGCCGGCGCCGCCCGTCATCGCGGCCGGTCCGCTCGCGCTGTTGGTCGCGCCGGAGCCGCCGCCGCCCGGAGCGCGGCCGACGTTGCCGTTCGAGAAGTTTGTCCAGACAGGCGAGGCGCCGCCGCCTCCGCGGCCGGCGTGACCGCCTTTGCCGGCGAGGCCGCCGCCGGCCGAGCCGGTGAGCGCGTAGCCGCGCTGACCATCCTCGCCGGCGACGACGAAGTCGGCGGTGCCCCCGGCAATGCCGGCGTTACCGCCGCCGGCGCCGACCGCGGGGATCGCGGCAGCGGCGCCGGCCGACCCGCCTTGACCGTTGGCCGCGCTGAGGCCGGCGATCGTTGAGAGGCCGCCGGGGTTGCCGTTCGCGCCGAGCGCGCCGGCGCCGCCAGCGCCGACGACGTAAGCGTAGGAGGCCGGCAGCGGCGAGGCGATGAGCCTCGAGGCGAAAGCGGCGCCGCCTCCTCCTCCGCCGAGCGCGTATTGCGCGGCCGCGGTCGCCGCACAGCCGCCGCCGGCGCCGCCGCCGCCGATTGCCTCGAAGATGAGCGCGATCGCAGCGGTCGGGACGGGATAGGTGCCGGCGCCAGGCGCGGCGTAGGCGGTGCGAAGCGGAGGAGCTCCGACAAGCGCGGCCTCGAGGACTTGCGCGAGGTTGAGGCCGAGCGCCGGATAGTCGACGAGCGCGTCGGCGGGGAGCGGGTACGGAATCCGAAACTTTGTCGTCTGGGACGGCATGGTCGGCCTCCTACGGGGTGAGGTTCTCGAGGATGACGGCGTCCGTCCAGCGGCAGGCGGGGTTGACGTCCTGCCAGGCGAGGCCGGCCGTGACGTCCTGCCAGCGGAGCGCGAGCGAGCTGAAGATCGGGTCGGAGACGGTGACGTCCTGCGTCCAGAGCTCGCCCTCGATGGTGTCGACCCATCCCTCGACGATCGGCGTCCAGGCCGCGAGCGGCGCGCTCGCGGGGAGCTCGGTGAGGCGGAGGCGGACGCCGATGTCGAGCGGGTAGCGCTTGAGGAGCGTGAGCTCCGGCATCTGCCAGCGCGGATAAGCGAGCCGGTCGAGCCAGACGGCCGCTCGAGCGTTCGCGGTCTGAGCGTCGGCGAGGCCGGAGTCAAACAGGCCGGTCCAGCGGATGCCGTAGCGCGACTGAGAGACCGGCTCGTCGACGGTGACGGTGCCGGCGCCGTAGCCGTAGCCGAGGACGACGCGATTGACGACGTCGAGCGTCTGATTCCACTGAGGCGAGTAGAGAACGTCGGCGGGGTCGAGCTCGAGGACGGCGAGCCCTGCTCGAGCGTCGAACGCTTGGATGACGAGCTGGCCGAGCGCGTCGTCGTAGCAGGTGTGCCCGACGGCGCCGGGGTCGGCCGTGAGCGCGGTGAGCGCATCCATCGACTGATAGGCGCCGGTGTCCGGGTCGACCGGAACGGTCGCGGCGAGCGGAACGTCCGGCGCCGGCGCCAGGACGCGGCCGTCGATGCCGGCCTCGGCCAAGATCCGGAGCTGACGAGCTCCCCAGAGCTCGGCCGGCCAGTTATGGCCGGCGACGTTGCGGCCGCCGGCGAGCGCGAGCGTCGAGCTCGCGGTGACGGTGAGGACGTCGTCGACGTCGACGGCGTCGTCGACGAGCGCGAGGTCGCTGATCTGGCCGGTAAAGATCGGGTCGCCGTCGAGGTCGGTGATCTGCAGCGCGGCGCCGACCGTCCAGTCGGAGAGCTCGGAGCGCGTGACGTTGCGGAGCGGGAGCGTCGCCGTCGTCGTCTGAGGGTCGCCGTCGACGGAGTCGCGGCCGTGGCGGATCGTGATCGAGGCGAGGACGCGATCGCGGTCGACCGGCGCGCCGTCGACGAGGACGTCGCCGACATAGGCCGGCGCCGCGCGCTCGGCGAGCTCGAGCTCCGGCTCAGGAGCCAGGACGAGCCCGTCCTTGCCTGACGTCGTGAGCCCGGAGGACGCGAGTGATCGCGCGAGCCGCTCCCTCGGGGTCGGTCGGCCCGTAGAAATTGACGGTGACGCCGCCGGCGCCGGCGAGCTGCGCGCCGCGATAGTAGGGGGAGCCCTCGCCGGTGCGAGCTCGGCCGGCGCGCTCGAGGTCGGCCGCCGGCGGAGGATAGAGACCGGCCGCGAACGGGTTGGGAATGTGGGGCAGGCTGATCTTGGGGACGTGAATCTTGCCCAGCCAGTCGATAAGCCGCTTGACGGCGTTGATAACGGCCTCGATCGGTCCCAGGATCGCGTTGAACGCGCCGACCGCGGCGTTCTTGACATAGCCGAAGTGATTGACGATCGAGGCGAGTAGGTCGCGGAGCGCGTTGAGGCCGAGCGCGGAGAAGTGAGACGCGATCCAGGCCGCGGCCGAGCTCGCCGCCGAACGGAGCGCGCCGAACGCTGAGACGATCGCGTTGATCGCCGACTGGGCGACGTTGCGGACGGTCGAGAAGTGGGTCGCGATGAGGAGGATCGCGCCGGCGATCGGCCCGAGCGCGAACGCGCCGAGATACCAGTGAGCCTTGATCCAGTCCCAGGCCGAGCGCGCGGTGTTCCAGAGGTACTGAAAGCCGGAGGCGACCGCTCGAGCTGCGACGAGGACGGCGTTGAGCGCGGCCTGAACGATCGAGCGGAACGTCTCGCTCTTTGTGTAGGCGAGGACGAGCGCGGCGACGAGCGCGCCGATCGCGACGACGACGAGGCCGATCGGATTCGCGTCGAGCGCGGCGTTCCAGGCCCACGTTGCCGCGGTCGCGATCGCCTGATAGGCCTCGTAGGCTTTCAGGCCGGCGTTCGCGAGGAGGATCGCCGCGGCGAGCGAGCCGATGATGCCGATCGCGATCTTGACCGCCGTCGTATGGCCGGCGGTCGCCTCGGTGATGCGGATGAGCAGGCCGAGGATCGCCTCGTAGGCCGGCAGGAGGGATTTGCCGAGCTGCTCGTTGAGGTTCGCGACCTCGGCCGACTGGATCTTCTGAGCGTTCGCGGCGTCGCCGGCGTGACGAGCGAAGTCGCCTTGCGCCTTGCCGGTCTGCTCGAGAATGAGCGCCATTGTCGCCGCGCTTTTCGCGTGAGCGTCCATCGCGCCTTTTCCGCTCCAAAGGTGCATCTCGAGCGCCTTCTGCTTGAGCGCCGTCGAGTCGATAATGATCCCGTACTTTTTCAGGCCGCGAGTCGCGCCGCCGAGGCCGGCCTGCAGCGCTGCGAGTGTCTGATCGACCGGGACGTTATTGAACGAGGCGAGGTCGCTCGCGAGCTGCGTAAGTTGCATCGACATTTCGGCCGCGGCTTTCGGCCCGTAGCCGAGGTTCTCGAGCATGTTGCCGAACTTATTCGCCGCCTTTAGCGCCTCCGCCGATGACAGGCCGAATGACTTCGCTAGATGCTCCGACCACTGGACAACGGCGTCACTATTCGCGCCGAATACCTTATTGGTCTTTTGCATTTCTTTTTCGAGCGCGGAGGCGGCGTCGATCGCGTGTTTTGCGCCGAGCGCGATCGCGCCTAAAGCGATCGCCGCCGGGATCGCCGCCTTTTTGAGCATCGCTCCCATTTTCTGAGAGCGAGTCGCGGTCTCACCCATCGCCGCATTTACGCGGCCCATTTCGGCGATCGCCTGCGTCCCCTCGGCGCCGATGCGGATGAGAATGTTGCCGGGCCCCGCCATTAGAGGCCGTGCCTCTTGATCGAGCCGGCGACGGCGAGGTCGAACGTCTCCCAGGACTGAGCGGCGACGCGATCGGTCGCCGGCTTGATCCAGTAGCCGACGCCTCGAGGCGCGGCGAAGTGGTTGACGTCGGCGTCCGCGGCCGGCCCATGCTCGGAGCCCCAGGCGAGGAGGTAGGCCGGCGCGCCGTCGCGGCCGACCGGCTGAGAGCCGCCGATCGAGACGGTCGGGTGACGGCCGGCCCGGACGGTGATCGAGCGCGCGACCCTGCGCGCGACCGGCGTCGGCGAGGCGGCCGCGGCCACCTTGAGGAGCTGCGCGAGCTCGCTGGCCGTGACGATCGAGGCCTCGGCGACCGGACCGCCGACTCCCTCGACGTCGCCGGCGACGCCGGCGAGCGCGAGCTCGGTCTCCCGGACGCCGAGGACCTCGACCGTCTTAGCCGGCATTGAGCCGCTCCGCCTGCTCGCGGATGACGTCGGCGAGCGTCGCGAGCTCGGCGTCGTCGAGCTCGAGGAGCTCGGCCGTCGTCCGGCCGGTCGCGAGGGAGAGCTCGACCATCACTCGACTGAGACTCCCTCGCGGGTAGGAGGGACGGCCTCGCCGGCGCCGAGGTCGCCGGCGCCGAGCTGCTCGAGCTGCGCCTGAGCCTCCGGCGTCGGGAGCATGTCGACGTCGACGACGGAGCTGAGCCAGACGTCGAAGCCCTCGCGGATGCCGAGCGTCGTATAGGCCAGGTGCGCGCTCATCGTGTTCGGCGAGCTCGAGCCGTAGGGCTCGATCCCTTGACGCCGGCAGTAGGCCTCCCAGGCGACGAGCGCCGCCGAGCCGGCCTCCCAGGAGACGACCTCGCCGCCGTCGTACTGGACAGAGCCGCGGAAGCGGATCATGCGGCCGCCTTCGCTTTCGAGCTCGCGCTCGCGGCCGCGCCGCCGGCCGTGCGGGTCGGGGTGCCGACGACGGGGAGCGAGACGTCGGAGACCGTCTGGACGCCGACGTCGCCGCCGACCTCGATCGGGACGATCTGAACGGTGCCGGAGTAGACGACGCCGCCGGTGATCGGCGTCCACTCGAACGGGAGCTCGGCCAGCGCGTGATCCATCAGGAAGTTGACGAAGCCCTGATCGAGCTCGAAATCCTGGATCGCGCTGATCGCGAGCTCCCAGGTGATCGAGGTCTCCGGCGCCGGCGCCGGCGTCTCGAGCGTCGGGGTCCCGTCCGAGCTGTTGACGGTCGGCGCGAGCGTGACGGTCGCCGCCTGAGGCGAGACCTCGATGCCGTTCGGCGCCGGCGGGACGCCGAGCGTCAGGGTGCCGGGACCCTGCCTTGAGTCAGTGGTTGCCATAGCTCAGGCCTCCTCGGTTGAGACGGTGACGGTGACGATGAGCTCGATCGCCGGCAGAGGCTCGGCGGAGGAGCTCGAGCGGTAGGACGTCGGTCGGTAGGCCGCGGTCGAGAGCGCCGCGGCGACCTCGTCGGCGAGCGCGAAGGCGCGGTCGACTTGCGGCGCGGTCGAGAGCGGATCGCCGGAGACGACGAGGACGGGGATCGTGAACGTCGACGCGGCGAGGCCTCGAGAGACGAGGGTCGGGAGGCCGATGAGGACGCCGACCGGCTGAGGGTGAAAGGCGCCGGCGTCGCCGGTCGCCTCGATGCCGGCCTCGGCGAGCTCCGCCTCGAGCGCGGCTCGAGCTCGCGTCGCGAGCGATGCGACGGCGACGCTCAAAACGCGACCGGCCTCCGCCAGCCGATGAGCCGCAGGACCTCGGCGCGGCGCGCGCCGAGCGCGTCGAACATCGTCGTCTCGTCGCCGTAGCCGGGGAAGCCGGACGGCGCCGAGCGCGACTGATAGAGGATCGCGGCCCAGAGGATCGAGCCGAGGCGGACGTCGTCGGTCGGCGTGAACGCCGGCGGGTCGCCGGCGTTGAGGTCGGACCGGCGCCGCTCGACCGCGGCGACGACGGCCGCGGTCGAGAGGCTGAGGTTGTCGTCGGCGGGGTCGACCGTCGGGAGGTCGAGGTAGCCGGCGACGTCGTCGACGGTGATCGGCCAGGCCGCCATTAGCTCGACTTCGCGCTCCTCGCGGCGCCGCCTCCGGTGCCGGTCGGCGTGATCGTGCCGGCGAAGTGGAGGAGCTCGGCGGGGTAGTCGGTGTCGAACAGTCCCTCGCCGACGACGGCGAGCTCGACGTTGAGCGCGCCGATCGCGTTCGCGGTGAGGCGGACGGGATCGGTGACGCGAGCGTCGACGGCGCGGCGCGTCGCGAGGATGACCGTGCCGGCCGGCAGAGCGCCGGAGCTGACCGCGGGGATGCCGGCGAACGTCGTCGTGAGGACGCCGACGCCGCCCTGAGCGATCGGGACGGAGAGCGCGCCGACGTCGGCGAAGTCGCCCCAGACGTCGGGAGCCATGACGATGAGCTCCGGCGCGCGCTGGTTGCCGCTCGCGGTGAAGAACTCCGCGATCGCCGAGCCGAGTTTCGTCGCCGTGCCAGGCGCGCCGGCGAGGAGCTCGCCGGCGATCTTCGCCTCGACGTCGACGTAGAAGTCTTGGACAGCCTCGGCGTAGATCGCGTCGACGACGGACGGGTCGGAGCGCTGGACGACGACCCAGGGGATCGCGCCGGCCCAGTCCCAACGGAGGACGTCGGCCGTCTGGGTGTCGATCGCGACCGGCGAGCTGGTCGCGTCGGCGGAGACGTCGGCGGCCCAGGCGCCGTCCGGCCTCGTCGTCCACTTCGGCTTACTGACCATGAGCCCGACGCCCGGCAGAGGCCTCGAGGCGAAAGCGTCGAACAGCGGCCGGAGCGTCGTCTTGCCGCCGATGACCGTCCGCTCGAACGTCGGCGGGAGGAGCCCGGAGACGTCGGTGTGATCGCTTTCGGTGAGCGCCGCCTCGAGGTAGCGCGCCGCCTCGCGGTTGCCGTGCTGCGCCTCGACGATGAAGCGGACGAGCTCGCCGGCGCGGAGGTCGCGCGGCGAGGGGGAGCGCTCGGCCCGGATGACCGGCGCCGCGTGTGAAGCTTCCATCGGTTCTCCCTCCTCAGGGTCGGCCGGCGGCGCCGGCGTCGGATCGGGCTCGGGCTCGAGCTCCGGCTGTTCGGGGTCGGTCTCGATCGGCTCGGCCGGCTCGAGCGGCTCGGCCGGCGGGTCCTGCTCGGCGGCGACGCGCGTCACTGAGGCGCCGTTGAACGCGCCGAGCGCCAGGAGCGAGACCTCGGCGACCGCGGAGGCCTCGACGTCGACGACGCCGTCGCGAGCGAGCCTCGAGCGGATGACTTCGGCGCCGATCGAGAGCGCGCCGCGCGAGCCGCTCGCGGCTTGGACGAGCGCCTCGTCGCCGGCCGGCGTCTCGTCGATCTTGAAGCGCGCCAGGACGCCGCTCGGCTGATCGACGAGCTCGGCGAGGACGCCGATCGGGTGGCCGCGATCGTGGTCGACGAGGAGCGGAACGCGCGAGCCGAGCTCGATCGAGCCTCGGCGGAAGCGGTAGTCGCGGCCGGCGATCGTGCCGACCTCGTCGAACGGGACGATGACGCCCTCGATCGTCCGCTCGGCGAGGTCCGCGATGAGGACGTCGCGCTCGAATCTGAGCATTTAGAGCCTCCCAGGGGTGAGGTCTGGCGGGTCGCCGCCGGACGGGGGGATGCCGAGCATCGCGCGAGCCTCGACGGCGTCGATGATGCCGGCGCCCTCGAGCGCGATGACATAGTCGGCGGCCGCCTGAGGATCGGCGCGGAGGAACTGTTGAACGTCGAACGCGATCGCCGAGCCGCGCGGGACGGCGAGGTCGGAGAGTGTCGACTCGATGACGTTGAGGTGAGGCGTGATCGCGAGCGAGAGGAGGCTCGAGAGCTGCTGCGTGAGGTTCGCGTAGAGCATCGTCGAGCCGTGGCCGCTCGGCGAGGCGCCGATCATCGCGACCGGAACGCCGAACAGGCGCGCGACCTCGGTCGCGACGTTGTGACGCGCGTCGAGGAGCTGCAGGTCGGCCGGCGAGAGGTTCTCGCGCGAGTAGCTGATCCCCTGCAGGAACGCGACGCCGTAGGTCTGACGGTTCGCGCTGAACTTCGCGACGACGGCCTCGGCCTCCTCCTCGTTGAGCTCGGTGCCCTCGTTCGTGAGGACGCCGGCGGGGAGCTCGACGGTGCTCAGGCGCCGCGCGGCCGCCTCGAGCTCGAGCGCGCCGGCGAGCGTTCGCGCTCCGGTCTCGAGGATCGGCGGCGCCTGACCGTCGAAGCGGATGAGGTCCTCCGGCGGGAGGCGGCGACCCTGCTCGACGCCGGCGACGCGGTAGCCGAGGAGCTCGGCGTAGGTGCCTCCGGTCTGGCGGACGTCCGGCGTGACGTCGCGGACCGGCGTCCAGCGCGCCTGCCGAGGGAAGCCCTGAGGGTCGCGCTCGAGGATGCGCCAGTAGGCGCGGCCGTGAAAGAGAAGATCGTCGACGGTGCCGGCGATCGTCGCCGGCCAGGACGTCGACTGGTCCGGCCGGACGAGGAGCGCCGGCGGAGGGTCGAGCCGCTCGTCGCCGCGGTAGGCGAACGCCTCGAGCTGGACGGCGACGCCGACGATGAGATTCCGGCAGGCGGCGACGCTCGGGATCGTGAGCGC